AGCCGGGCTTTCTTCGCCATCGCCGCCCATCATGCCGCGAATCTGAGACATGCCCTGACCAGCACGACGGGGTTCCATCATGGTCTTGGTTTCGGTCTTCGTCACACGACCAGCCGGGGTGTCCGACTCTTCGTACTTCTTGACGAACTCCTCAGTGCCCATCTTACGAGTTCCACGCGACTTCTCGCGCAGTTCCTTGAGCAAGCGAAGGTTAGCTTCAGCCGAACGATCCTTCCTATTCTTATAGGCTTCCGGATCAAGTCTGCGAATCTCAGCGCCGACCTTTCCATACTTCTCTTCGTCGGTCATACCGCCTTCGGCCATCTTTTTGATTTTGCCGCCATGCTTCATGCCAATAGTGTCGGCTTCCGGACTCTTCTGGAAGTTCTCATAAGCCTCGCGCATCTTCTTAGCCATGTCTTGATCTTTGACGGCTTGAATAGCGGCAGCCTGCTTTTGAGTCGCAGCCTGACCACGAGGACTGGTCGGACCATACGATCCGCGAGTTTTTGGACCACTGCTCATTTGCAAACTCCGCCCATCATCATGCGAACAATCTTGCCCTTGGTCTTGCCCTTCGTAGCAACGCCATCAGCGGCCTTGCGATAGACAGAACCACCGTCCGAATAAGCCATACCGCCACCGGCCATTTTCTTGTTCTTGACCATCGCACGACCCATCGTGTCAGCCGTACGCTTCTTCATAGCGCGACCGGCCTTGTCAGCCATTTTAGATTTCATAGTTCCACCTGATCGAGCAGTTCTAATTTTATCTACACCGGGAAGCGGCGCAGGAGATTGTCCAGAGTCTTTAGGGAACATTGGCCTAGCAGGAGGCCGCGCACTTCTATTTTTGCTCATTTGGATTTACCTTTAAATTTGCGGCCCTTGTCGGCCTTGTTAAATTCCTTCGCCACCTTCATCGGAACGCCGACTTTCTTAGCAAAGGCTGGGTTATGTGCGGCAGCGGCCATAAGATTACGCTGTGCTTTAGACTTGCTTGGCATTGTGATTCACTAGTCGGTCTATCTTCTGCTCCAACCGATCAAGCCGGTCAAGGAGCATCTGGGCATCGGCTCGGACTTCCGCACGGGTGACATGATCACGAGCCACTTCTTCTCGGGTCTTGTTGAGGAGAATCCCCAACCGCTGAAGTTCAGCGAACTTTTCTTTCACAACAAAACCCAAAACGGCCACGATTCCCGTAAGAACCATGTTCCATACCAACATTTCCATTTCAGCAGTTCCATGCTCTGAGGGACTTGTTGATACGACTATTGGGATCATTGGCGGTCTTGGCACTCGTGAGCTTTTTCTTCATTCCTGACATTCTTGCGCAGAATGATTTCTTACGAGCGCCGCCTTCCGGCTGTGGACGTTTCAGCCCCGGCTTACCGGGGTTAGCGGCGTTATACGACGCCCGCCCCTTGGCATTTAAACCGCCTTTTGGGTTTTTGCCTTCTTTGCGCTGCCAAGCCGGGGTTTTAGCCATAGATCACCATCGTCGAGACTACGGCTGACGGGACGATATAAATACTGGTCTGAAACAACAGACCTTCGCCCGGCATCAGGATGTAGTCAGGACTGGTTGAAGACGCCAGCGTATTTACGACAATTTTGGTTGGGCCACTAGCGCCACCATCACGAAACGTAACCGTACCGGCACCTTCGTCAGGAACAATATAGATAGCCTTGACGCGAGAACGTCCAATTACGAGGCTATTTTGATCCAGCATGTCACCAGCAGAAGTGGCGACTTTACTGGCTAAGACATCTGTTTGCATACCCATCTGAGTCTCCTGTAATGGATTAAGGGGGCTAACGCCCCCTACGAAATCTTACGGAGTCAGGCTGGAATACAGCGCGATGTACTTCGTGACGCCACCAACAACGACCGGGATATAACCGGCTTGAGCCGAAACCGTGCCAGTAGCAACGCCCTGAGTTACGACGGTCGTACCAATCACGAGCGTGTTGGACTGAAAACCGTTCTGAGAAACAACCGGGCCGGAAAACGTAGTAGTTGCCATTTCAATTCCTCACATGCGAGTTGTGTTTACCAGTCTGCATGTCGTCAGTCGGGGGGCTGTCTGGTAAACAAAATTTTTCCCGATAACGACTGTATATCACCAAAAAAGAGGGGCTACAAGCATTCCTACCTGTAACCCCTCAATGCTAGCCCTCTAGGAGAAACCTATTAGGACGCGCCCGGCGAAGCGAACATGCCCAGCGGGTCCGACCAGCCGAAGCTATAACGCTCGCGGCTCTTGTACCGGACGTTGCCGGTGTCGAAATCGCCGTCCATGCTGTTTTGCAGCGGGGTACGGACAAAGTGCTTCATGCCGTTCGGAACGTCGGTCGTCAAGAACCAAGCGTTCGTGTCGGTCAAGAAGTGGTTCACGGTGTAACCGCCCGGAATCGAACCCATCGCCTTGAGAGCGTTGATGTCGTTGTCAGCGGTCGCAACACGGAGTTCCGTGTCGAGGAGGCGCTTGGCAGTGAACATCAAAGCCGGGGGAACGATGAGCTTGCCGGGCTTTGCCGCGATCAAGAGACCACGTTCGTCGGTCCAACCAGCAATCTGAATAACCGCAGCTTCCAACGAGGTTTCGTTGAGATCCGAGGCCGTCAAACGGTTGCTGTTGACACCGCCCGAAACAAGCGGATGCGAGGCCGAGAACAACGGCTGTCCGTCACCGCCCACGTAGGACGAGGAGAAGCCATTGTTAAGGACCGATGCCGCCTTGACCTGCTTCGTGTACGCCATCGCTCGGGCGAGCGCCTTGGTGTATCGCTTTGACAGCGAATCGTACAGGTTGTCTTCAACCGCTTCTTCCGTGATGGAGAAGCCGAGAGCAATGGTCTCGTGGTTGTAACGAGCCGTCCAAGCTTCCTGCGCGTTGTCATACGCAATGGCTTGACCCTCGTTCTTCACGGGGGCAGCGGAGAATCCGCTCAGCTTCGTCTCTTCTTCAAAGGAACGCTCGGAGGTCTCGGTATCGTAGATCTCCTTGTGCTCCTCACCATATGACTTGTACTCAAGACCGAACAGGGCGTTCAAACCCGGAAGGAGTTCCTTGAGTAATTGTGCACGTGAAATAGCCATGTTTCAGAACTCCTATTACAGGCCGACCGGGTTGTTGTAAGCGTGGCCGCCCGTGATCACGCCAGAGTCAACGTACGGAGCGTTGAACTTGACGATGACTTCCGGATAGTAAACGGTGCCGCTGACATCAAACGCAGTGTCGGGAACAACATCAATGATACGCAACGGCAGCGAAGCAGTCGTGCTGGCCGACGTTACGAGGACGCCCTGCTGGGAATCGTTCGTGGTCGTGTTCAGCGTGTTCGCAACCAAAGCGACGTTCAGACCAACGTCTGAGTACGTGAAGCCCGTCGAGGTCGAAACCACGAGCGAAGCAGTCACACCCGCCACTTGGAACAGGGTGTCCGGATCTTCGACCACGTACGCAGTAATGTACGTGCCCGACTTCACCGAAGTGCCCGAAATCCAAGCCTGCGAGTAGGTCGGTTGACCCGTCACAGAAGAAACGAACGTGCAGCCCAAGAACACACCAGCAAAGCCGGTGGCCGGAGCCGTGCTCGTTTCGGTCGTCACAGCAACAGTGCCGTCGTTGACAAACTTCAGCGGGTCGCCATAACCGATGCTTGACGCACCAGAGGCAATACGACGCTGACGAGTGGCACCGGCGAACACCTGACCGCCGATCAGATTGATCGGCTTCAAGCCATACGGCTTGCTAACGGTAGGATAAGCCATTTGTTACTCCAAAATAAGTTATTTGCCCTTACCAAACGAGACCGTAGTCTTTCTCTCGTTAAAGAGCGGCATACGTTCGTCGTTTAGCCTCATAAAATTGTTGTCTACAGACTGCATCTGAGACTGAGCTTGCTTGGCGTAATAGTCATCACGCTGCTTCATCAGTTCAGCCGGAGCCTTACAGAGCAACAATCCGCCAATCTCAATGTTGTCTTTAAAACGACCATTAGGATCAGCTTGCATCATCAATGTGGGTTGTTCAGAAGCCTTAACCGGCTCCCAACCTTCCCGAAATTTTGCAGACGT